GAACTTAACGTTTGACGCTGCGAGAATGGAAGTCTTGACTGAAGACTCGCATGATGGCAAAGGTAAGAATCTTTACATGAAGGGCATATTCATTCAAGGTGGCGTTAAAAACCACAATGAGCGTGTATATCCTGTAAATGAGATTGAAAAAGCCGTTTCTGCATTAAATGAACAGATCAAGGGTGGTTACAGCGTCTTAGGCGAAGTTGATCACCCAGATGATTTGAAAATTAATCTAGATCGCGTTTCACATATGATTATTGATATGTGGATGGATGGTCCTAACGGTTTTGGTAAATTAAGAGTTCTTCCTACTCCAATGGGTGTACTAGTTACTACCATGTTGGAATCAGGAGTAAAACTTGGTGTTTCATCTCGTGGTAGCGGCAACGTGAACGAGGGAGACGGCAAGGTAAGTGACTTTGAAATAGTCACAGTAGACGTAGTTGCGCAACCAAGCGCACCAAATGCTTATCCAACAGCGATTTACGAAGGACTGATGAATATGCGTGGTGGCAGTAAGGTATTCGAAATGGCACGTGAAGCCAGCGCAGATCAAAAAGTACAGAAATATCTAAGAGAAGCCGTAAAAGGCCTTATCAAAGATCTTAAAATTAAATAGGAGATCGTAATGTTAGATGCTATCAAACCATTGTTAGATAGTGGTATCATTAACGAAGAAACTCAATCAGCTTTAAATGAAGCTTGGGAATCTAAGTTAAATGAAGCACGTGATGTTATTCGCGCTGAATTGCGTGAAGAATTCGCTGGCCGCTATGAGCACGACAAAAATGTAATGGTTGAAGCTCTAGACAAAATGGTTACTGAAAGTCTCACCGCTGAACTCAAAGAGTTTGCCGAAGAGAAACAGGCTCTTACTGAAGACCGAGTGAAATTTAAACGTCATATGGTTGAAAGTGCTGGTAAGTTTAATGACTTCATGGTTACTAAACTTGCAGAAGAAATCAAAGAATTGCGTCAAGATAAGAAAGTTCAAACTGAAGCAGTCGCTAAGTTAGAAAAATTTGTTATCCACGCACTAGCTGAAGAGATCAAAGAGTTTGACCAAGACAAGCAAGCAGTCGTAGAAACTAAAGTTAAACTAGTGGCAGAAGCTAAATCTAAATTAGCAGAACTACAGTCAGCTTTTGTTAAACGCAGTGCCGGACTTGTTAAGGAAGCAGTAGCACAAAATCTAGGCTCAGAATTGGCACAACTAAAAGAAGACATCCAACTTGCTCGTGAGAACATGTTTGGTCGTCGCCTATTCGAAGCATTCGCTACGGAATTTGCTGGTACTCATTTAAATGAGCACAAGGAAATTGCTAAACTTCAAGCAGAACTAGCTGAAAAAGAGCAAGTTATTGCAGAAAGCAAACAAGCGGTTGCAGAAAAAGAAGCATTAGTTGAGTCTAAGAACCGTGAAGTTCGAATAATCCAAGACGGTATCGCTCGTAAAGAGAAACTTGATGGATTACTTAAGACATTAAACAAAGAGAAAGCTGAAGTAATGAGCAGCCTACTCGAGAGTGTGCAGACTGAAAGACTACAAACTGCATATGAAAAGTATCTACCAGCAGTTCTAAACAACACTCCAACAGCAAAAGCTGACAAGGCGATGCTAAGTGAGTCAAGAGTAGAAGTGACAGGTGATAAATCTGCTAAAACCAACGTAGAATCCGAAACAAATGTTATCGAAATTCGTCGTTTAGCAGGGCTAAAATAGTAGTAATTTTTTTAAAGGAAAATAAGAAATGACAACCCAACTATTAGAAGGCCGTTGGACAGAGACCAAAGACGCCCTGTTAGAAGGTCTACAAGGTTCGAAAAGAACCACAATGGCTGTAATCTTAGAAAATACGAAGAAGCACTTGATGGAAACTGCAACTAGTGGCGCTACAGCAGTAGGTAACGTAGCTACATTAAATCGCGTGATCCTTCCAGTAATTCGTCGAGTAATGCCAACAGTTATCGCTAACGAAATCGTCGGCGTTCAACCAATGACTGGCCCAGTAGCTCAAATCCACACACTACGTGTACGTTATGCAGATGCTGTTACAGCAACTTCAGGCGACAGCACAGTTGGTGGTGATGAAGCTCTAAGTCCATTCAAAATTGCAACTGCTTACTCTGGTACAACAGCTGGTAAGGCTGCTTCAACATCAACACTTGAAGGTACACCAGGTAACAGAATCAACGTTCAAATCTTGAAACAAGTTGTTGAAGCTAAAACACGTAAATTGTCTGCACGTTGGACTTTTGAAGCTGCGCAAGATGCACAATCTATGCACGGTTTAGATGTTGAAGCAGAAATCATGGCAGCTTTAGCACAAGAAATCACAGTTGAAATTGATCAAGAGATCATTGCATCTCTAACAAGTTTAGCTGGTAACACATTCAACTACAACCAAGCTACAGTAAGTGGTACAGCAACATTCGTAGGTGACGAGCACGCAGCTCTTGCAGTTTTAATTAACCGCGCTGCTAACTTAATCGCTCAACGTACACGTCGCGGTGCAGCTAACTGGGCAGTTGTAAGTCCAGAAGCTTTAACAGTATTACAATCTGCTACAACAAGCGCATTTGCTCGTTCAACAGAAGGTACTTTTGAAGCTCCAACAAACACAAAATTTGTTGGTACATTAAACTCAGCAATGAAGATCTATGTAAACAGCTATGCTGGTACAGGTACTTCAGTGTTAGTAGGTTACAAAGGTTCTAGCGAAGCTGATGCAGCTGCGTTCTATTGCCCATACGTGCCTCTAATGTCATCTGGCGTTGTTTTAGATCCAAATACTTTTGAACCAGTAGTTGGCTTTATGACACGTTATGGTTACGCAGAGTTAACAAACACTGCTTCATCTCTAGGTAATGCAGCTGACTACTTAGAAACAATCGGTGTTGCAAACTTATCATTCCAATAATATTAATTTATTGGTAGTTGATATATCCAAAAGCCCCGAAAGGGGCTTTTGTTTGGCTGGTATTTCTAAATTACGATAAATATTAATTACAATTACTACTTTTAATAAAGGTAGGTCGCCCAAAATGGGTTTATGCGGTACCCGCCGCGTAGATTGTAGAACAATCATTATAGGAGAAAACAAATGGGACGTCCAGTAAAATCAGTTTATTTTGGTAATCGTAATTCAGGTGGTGTAGGTGGTGAAGGCGTATTATACGCCAACGTATACCACGTAGGTGGCGGCTACTCAGCCGCAACAGTTACTTTTTCAGCACCGCAAATCACAGGTGGAACGACAGCACAAGCCACAGCTACTTTAAGTGCCAATGGTAATGTTATTGCTTACACTGTAACAACAGCAGGTACAGGCTATACATCTCCACCTACAATATCAATCACTGGCGCCAACAGTTCGCCAGCATTTGGTAATGCGGTATTATACGGCACAGGTGTTACAGCTAATGCTATTAACATAACAGCATTTCTATCAGCAGCTGATGGTGGTAGTTCAGCAGTGTCAAGCGACATTCGTAAACAAACGGGTAGTAAACGCTATCGTGTTACTAACGCACAAGGCACAGGTGTGGTTGCCCTAGTTGACAACGGTAGTCCAAGTGCAGGTCAAGGCTATATTGGTGCTACTGACAGCGCAGGTGGTACTTATTATGTTTACAAATTGTATGGTGAAACAGCATACCTAACACCTGACTCAGGTACACAGTTTGCTGCAAACACACATGTGCAATGGAATATCACAACTCCAGTCGCAAGTACAAGTGTAACTTTAAGTAATCATTAATTTATTTCTAATTAAAATAGCGGCTCCGGCCGCTATTTTTTTATCTATTACTTTGAAGATAAATAATAGAAACTGGAAGAATTATGGCTAGCGTAAAGAAATTTAATGGTAATTTAACAATACAGACTCCTGTAAAAACAGGTACGAATGCTAATATCACCTTAGACACAGATTTTGTAATTATCACAGGTAATCTTAATGTTCGTGGTAATACTACGGTAATTAACAGTAATATACAGACTATTACTGATAATATACTTACTTTAAATAGTGGCGAAACTGGTAACGGTGTAAGCACATTAGGTACTACATCAGGTATTGAAATTGATCGCGGAATTGCCCCAGGTGGCAATGTTAGATTAATATGGAATGAATCTACTAGTACATGGCAAGTAAGTGGCATGACTCCGGGTGCTCCGGGTGATGGAAATCAATATCTTAACATAGCTACTACTACCGGCGGAGCTGCACTTTCAGCAGTAGTTGACGATCCAGCACCGGTACTTGGCGGTAATTTAAATGTACAAAATAAAACAATTTATGCTAACGTAGCTGCAAATACCTACGTAACGATCCAAGGTGTGATGTCGATCATAAATGCTAACATTACTCCTCTTTCAAATGCAGGAACCACAGTATTTTATGCTAATACCGCAGGCGCAGGAACAGCAGGATTATATGTTGTAAATGATCAAGCTACAAATGAAGAATTAGTAACAAAACGAAGAGCGTTTGGCTTTTCATTAATATTATAGGAAATAAAAATGGCAATACAAAGCACTTCTCTTACATTGGCTACTAGTAATATCTATGTCAGTTCTGGCAGTACAGTAGTATCTGTGATGTATTTTTGCAATCAAGGAGCGTCTGCCGCAAACTTAAATGTTTGGGCAACATCTGCAGGTAGCACATTTGGAGCCGCAAACTTAGTATACAGAGAAATACAGTTGGCCGCTGCAGACACGTATGTTGTAGATATGGAAAAATTAGTATTAGGCAGTGGTGATTATATCAGAGCTAATGCTGGTGGTACAGTAAGTGCTACAGTCAGCTACGTAGGAATCTAACATGGGACACATGCTTAAGAATACCGTTTTTCGCAGTGGTAGTTACGCTCTCGGCGTTCCTACAGGAACTAGTAGTGTTGGCCCCGATAGTCCAGTAAATGGACAAACACGCTATAATACAACCACTGGTAGATTAGAATTCTACGCAAATATAACCGGTACACCAAGTTGGAATGCTGTGGCACGTGAAGGTAATGTATATATTGCCAGAGACAATTTTACTGGCAATGGTGTAGCTACACAATTTTGGCCATTGAGCACAAACTGGACGTCAGGACAAGAACAACAAGTTTTAGTTCATGCAGGCACAGTGTATCAAATTCCTGTAACTAATTATACTTTTGATGGTACAGGTAATATTCTTTTCAGTAGTGCACCTTCAAACTTAGCTGCAATAACTATCATCAGCGGATTCGCAAGCACAAAAGCAAACATAGCCTAATTATCTAGATAAATAGTAGAAAGGTTGGATAATTAATGGCAATTAGTCGAATTCCCGGGTTTTCATTACTAGCAAATCTAGACCGCCAAGGTACTGATTTAAGTCTTACCTCTTCAGGCCAAACTCTACAATATTGGGACGTTACCAACTATCGTGTAGGTATAAACAATCAAGCACCACAACAAGAACTAGATGTTACAGGTAATATTATTACCAGTAACGGTCATGTTTATACCAGCGGTAATTTACAATTTGACGTAGGTAGTTACACTAATTATTGGCGTACTGGCTATTTTGGTAATGTTTACGGAACATTACAAACTAACGTCCAACCAAATATTACCACAGTTGGCAATATCACTAATTTAAATATTATTGGTAATTTAACAGTTGGTGGTCAGTCTATCATCAATACCACAGGTAATTTAAATGCCAGCAACAATCAAATTATTTGGGTAGGTTCGCCTATTAACGGTACAGATGCCGCAAATAAAGCCTATGTTGATGCTGCTATTACTGGTGGAGCAGTTGGTAATGCTATTCCTTTGGGCACACCAGTTGACGGCAATTTAACAGGAAACAATGCTGCATATCAAAATTTTACCAGTAGTACAACTGTTACAGATGCAATTGATATCTTAAATTCAGTAACACAAAACTTATTCACTAATACATTTGTTCGCACAGTTAGTTTTTCAAGTAATGTTACAGCAGGTGGTGCTGGACAAACTATCTTATTAACAATGGTACCACAAGGTAACGTAAATCAATATTTTATCCAATGGGGTGATGGCACATCAAATACAGTAACAAGCTCTACAACAACTACCCATACCTATGCTACCAACGTTGGCACACCATTTACAATTATTGTACAAGCCAGCAATACTAACGGTGCTAGTCCAAGCAACGTTGCTACCGCTGTCCGCACTAACTATATCACAATCTATGCCGCCGACCCAGCCATGGGCTTTGGCATGTTCAGAGCTAACATAAGTAGCTCACCACTTAGTGGCAATGACTTATACAGCATCCAAGGTAATGTGATTTACCTACAGAATACCACAACCAATACCAATACTGCTACAGTAACCTGGAGCATCAATTGGGGTGATGGCACTTATGCTAACGTACCTGATAACTCATCAGCAGGTGGTGTACTAGGACCTTATGCTAATAAAACATACACAGCCAGCACGGGCACAGGAACGTTATCAGTTAACCTAGCCTTGCTTACAGATGATATCGCTAACCCAAGTATCTTACCAAGATATGCAACACCCATAACACTTAAAATTTATGGAAACAGCGTAAGTCCACCGGCTGGACTCAATACTAAAACGCTGACATTTACAGGTAGCGTGGGAACTAATGCTACACTAGCGGCCAGTGCTACAGACAACACAGGCGGAACAGCATTAGCCGCTAATGCAAGTGTAAGTAGAACCATAGCCACAGGATCAACACTGATATCAGCTAACTCGGGCAACGTAAGTTCAAGTTTTACCTGGAGCGCAAACATTGGCTATCTACAGGCAGTGGTAAATGGCACAGTCTATGGCAATGCCAACATAGCCGCAACTACATCACCAACAGTCACAGGCAACCTTGGTATACTTGGTTTCAGTGATTATAATTTATTAACATCAGCAGGTGCCGCAACTTCATTTGCCAGCTCAACATACTACCCAGGATATTATTACGGGTTTAGGGCCAACGTAGTAGCACGCGGTGATTTCATACCAGTAGGTATCAATCGTATTGGTTTAAATCACAGTTCAACTGGTGCTACTGGCAACATTGAATTTGTCAAAGACGATGTAACCACAGTGCCAACTGTTACCTCAGGAACACTGGCAATCAAAGCACCTGGCACTTATAGATATATTTCAGGCATCCCGTATTTCAATACTGGTAGTCCACAACTATGGTGGCAGAACGTTACCATCAACAGTTGGATTGGTCAAACATGGAATAACACAGCCAACGTGGCATTTGTGGTAACTGGCACAGTTAAAGAAGGTTCCTCAGGTAATGTAATCTTAGCCAATGCTCATCCATACGCAAGTTTAAGTAACGTCAGCAGTCCGGCACTGGCCAGTGGCACACCTATCGCAGGTACCGGCAATATATCAGCTTACAGCGCAGGCAACCTAACAGTGGCCATTAATCAAGCAAGTGTGCGTAGTATAGCTAATTTAAGAATCGTAGTTACAAATGTAAATGGCACTAGTACTTACGCTGAGACTGGTGTTAATGTCCAAGTTCATACAGCAAGCCAAAGTGGTATTAGTGAGATTGCTATTTCAGCTAACACATCAGCAAATACTAATCCAGCGGTGCGTAGCACATACTTCTTAGCTAATACTATACATACCCCAGCGTATGCTAGATTAACAAACTTTATGACTACGCCAAATGTCTATACTGAAGCAAGTGATCCAGGTGTAGCAGGAACTAAAGAAGCGACAATACGTGTTGGTGTGTTAAGATGGTCAGCAAATAATTACAGCACAGGATATCTACCAGTAGGACCAGATCGTTCAAGTGACGGCACTAGCTATCAATACTTTACTATGGGCTTCCAACGCACCGGCGTATCAAACTTTAATTTAAATATCGTAGCACCAGCTGGTGTTGCTGGTGTATGGGTAGCGGCTCCAGGCT